GAGGTCGTATGCGTTATCTGCGTGCTGCAACCGTTGCGTCCTTGCTAGTGCTTGCTGCTTGCGAAGATCGCTACCGCTATGACTGCCAAGACCCTGCGAACTGGCAGGAAGATATTTGCAAAAAGCCCAAATGTGTAGCTATGGGCTACTGCACCGAATGGCTGATTGATACGGGTGAAGAAGTTGTCGAAGAAGGTTAAATACTGGTCGCCAGAGGAACTGCTGCGCTTCATCGTCGGCGTTGTGCTGTCGTTCACGTTAATGTTTATCGTGGCGACTGTGCTTTATTCGCTGATATTTGTATCGCAGCCAATGGAGGGACAGTCCCCGAATGACGCTGAGTTTTTTAAGCTGATTAACCCAATAGCTACGTTTATTGTTGGAGCATTGGCAGGACTTATGGCTGGGCAGGGTAGCGGCTCGATCAAGCCAAAGGACAAGGAGATTAAAGAAGATGAGCTTCCTTAATAGTTTTGAAAGCAAAAGCGATGGCGTGAATGACACCGTTGAGTTTGTTGTGCGCGTGGCGATCGTCACGTTGTCGGCAGTTATCCTTGTCGTTGTTCTGACACTGGCTGTTGGACTGTTCATGCCTAATGATGTCATAGAAAGCGCAGCTATCCTTGAAATGGTTAACCCCGCCTTCCAGACGATTATAGGTGCGTTTGTCGGCTTGCTTGGTGGCCTGAGCCTTAACGCTAATGCGCGTGACAAAGAGCCGGAGCCGGAGCCTGCACCTGAGCCAGAAGCGTCGCCTGCATATGGGTCGGATATAATGCCTTTCGTGCCTTACAACGACCCAAATGGCACAGTCTTCATCGATGATCCGGAGGATGATGATGACGACGATATGGAGCCATGGGAAAAGTATCGCAACGACCTGCGCTATGACGCCAACGGCGACGGCGTGGTTGACGAAAACGACTTCCCTGATTGGCGGAGTGCTGGCAAATGAGCTTAATAAACCTTCAACATAAATGTGGATGTGATGCAGATGGCGCATTCGGTCCGGGTACTTTTAGGAAAGCTGCGGCTTTTTATAAGCTATCACCTGATCGTGCTGCACATTTCTTTGCTCAAACTGCGCATGAAAGCGGCGGCTTCAAAGCATTCTCGGAGAATTTAAACTATGGCGCAAAAGGACTTCGCAGCATTTTTAGGAAGTATTTCCCTACTGATGCAATGGCTAAAGCGTATGAACGCCAGCCAAAAAAGATTGCTAATCGGGTATATGCAAATCGCATGGGCAACGGTGATGAAGCGTCTGGGGATGGTTGGAAGTACCGTGGACGTGGCGCTCTCCAACTTACTGGAAAAGCAAATTACCAAGCTTTCGCAAGCTACATCGGACGACCCCAAATAATGGATAACCCCGACCTTGTGTCGGGTGAACTGTGTTTTGAGAGCGCGTTGTGGTTCTTCGACAAGAACAAGTTGTGGGGCATCTGCGATCAAGGCGTCGGCGACGGCGCGATCCTCGCGCTGACGAAGCGCATTAACGGTGGCACGCACGGCCTCGATGACCGCAAGGCCAAGACGAAGAAGTACGCCGCATGGCTTTGATGCCTAACTCAATCCTGTTATATGCCGTTGGCGGTGCGCTTATTCTTGGCGCGGCCTCTGGATATAAAGTCCGTGACTGGCAGTGCGATGCCGCATACGCAAAGGCGCTGGAAAAAGCTGAGAAGCTACGGGTCAAGAAACAAGAGGTAGTAGATGATGTCTCGCAAACCTATGAATACGAACGAGATCAAGCCAATGTCGTGGCAACCGAACGCACCAACACCATACGTGAAATATACAAAACGGCTCCTGCCGTTCCTGCTGATTGCGCTGGTTCTGATGCTTTGCGCCGGGTGCTCGAAAGCAGTGTCCGTGACGCCAATGCCGCTGCCGCCGGCAAACCTAGCGGCGAAGTGCCCGACGCTTCTGAACCCGCCGGTCGTACTAATTGATCCAGAACGAGCGCTTTGGGAAGCTGACATCATTACGAAATATGCAGATTGTAGTACAAAACATCGCTTGACAATCAAAGCGTGGGAAGATGCCGTAAACGTCAAATGATGTGAGCGGCACAGCCAGAAAGGCTCCTAATGCCATCGACCATAACGATAGACGAAAATCTGTACAGGTACTGCACGCCTCGTCAAAAGCAAATTCTTGAGGCCATAGAGCGCCTTGGCAGTGCTAGGGCAGCGGCCACTGAATTAGGCATGAACATTGGCGGTGCAAGCGAGACTTATCTTGCGGTAAAGCGCAAGGCTGCAAAGTTCGGCTATTCGCCTGATCATGACTTCACTCGACCTGTTCCTGATGGCTATATCGCTAAGGGCGTCAGCACCTACTACAACGCTGAAGGCAAACCAGCGGGGCAATGGGTAAAGGCATCACTAAGCCATGAGGCTCTTGTGGACGCCATGAGAGAGGCAGTAGAGGGCTTTAAGGACGAGATACCGCCTGTGGTATCAATCGTTGCTCCAGCGGCTTCTGAGGAGCATCTGTGCAACCTTTATACGTTCACTGATTATCACCTTGGAATGCTGGCGTGGCATCAAGAGGGTGGAAGCGATTGGAACATATCTATCGCAGAACGCACCATCATTGCTGCACTGCAACAAATGATAGAACAAAGCCCAAAGGCTCATGCGGCAGTTATTAACATCCAGGGCGACTTTCTGCATACGGATGGCAAGACACCAGTAACGCCAGCATCAAAGCACGTTCTGGATGCTGACAGCCGTTTCCCCAAGATACGCAAGTCTGCAATCCGTGTCATTCGCTCAATGGTCGCAATGTCCTTGCTGCGCCATCAAGAAGTCCACTTGGTTATAGCAGAAGGTAATCACGACGAAGAAAGCAGCGGGTGGCTGGCTGACTTGTTTTCAGTGCATTACGAAGAAGAACCCCGCGTCACTGTCAACGATAGCGTCCTACCATTCTATGTGTTTGAATGGGGCAGCACTATGCTGGGCATCCATCATGGTCATAAGGTCAAGAACGAGAGCCTACCGCTTCTGTTTGCGGCGCAGTTCCCGCAGCAATGGGGCAGGACTACTAGGCGTGAGATACACTGTGGACATCGCCACCACAGGGACGAGAAAGAATATAATGGTGTGACAGTTGTGCAACACCCTACTCTTGCCGCTAGAGATGCTTATGCTGCGCGTGGTGGCTGGATTGCTGATCGAGCGGCTTGGGCAATAACGTACCATAAAAAGTATGGTGCTGTAGGCAGGGTTATGATTACCACTGAAATGCTTGAAGCAGATTAGCCTAATCTAGTTATGAACGTGACGCCTTCCACAGTGCGGCACTTGAAGCACTTGCCGTTACGGATTCCGTACTGGCTCACGTTGCGGCTAATGCGCTTTGGATCACCCTTGTTTGGTGCTGGCATGGTTCCAGCTTCTCCAACTTCTAGAGTTCCCATTGGATAGGTCATTGGACGGCTCATTTGCTTTGTTCCTTCATTGCCATTTTACCCCATTCTTTCCAGCGTCCGTTGACCTTCTTCTGTATTGTGACTAGCCCGTCTTGGACATACACAGCGGCGTAGTGATAAATCTCTGCATCAGCCTTTGGGCCTTCTGCCCACGCGACAGGTTGCCCGTCTTGGATTAGGCGGAAACGCTCGGTCATTCGTTTTCCCTTGTGACGGTGGTGCTCTCATTGCTTGGGGTCACGCCGTTGATGTTGCGATAGATGCTCTCACGCACGACGGTCGGCTTGAAAACAATCTGCATGGCGTCCTTATAGGCTGCGGCCACAGCGGCATCTTTATCGGCTCTTGCGATGGCGGCACGGGCTTCTTCAACAAGGCTTTTGTTCTCTGCGATTTGCTTCCGTAGTGCATCAAGCTCGTCACGGGCCATGTCTCGTTGCTCCAGCGCCTTGTTTTCCGATAAATAGGCTTTGTGCGCGTTTTCTTGGGCCAGCGCCAACTCGCTTTCGAGCGCAGCGAACCCGTCCTTTAGCTTCTTGATGCCTTCAAGGGCGTCGAGTGAAAAGGTGTTGTCTACGACCATCTGGTCGATGTGCTTCATTAAATCGGTCATTTGCTTTGCTCCTGTTCCTTGCGGCGCTTGGCTTCTGCAAAGGTCAATCCCTCTGAGTTTCGCAGCGGAAATGCGGAATCTGATGATACACGGTAGGGCTTACCCAGTGGGGCTGCTTGCTGTGCTTTAATCATCTGCCAATCCTTCTGGTGCTGGCTGCAAGCCTTCCATAAACTTTGCCCAGACTGCTAAAGCGCCCGTTATGAATGGGCCATCATCCTGCTCACCATTTCTGATTTGGCGGATAAATTCCGCATTGCCGTGCATCATCTCAACGCGATCCGCGACTACGTTTCTAAGTTCGATTAATGTCATTTTAGAATGTCCTCTCCGTTGCGAACATAATTATCATTGCAGCAAACCATATTACGGCCAACCAGAATTGAGTCTTCGTCATCTTGGTCATTTTACACCTCGTGAAGTTAGATAATCAAAGCGTCCGCCATCGTAATCATCTGGATGTGATGTATATACATCCTCTTGCAGCGGATATGATTTGAGCATTTCAGCAAGTCCTTTTGAGACTTCCCTGTAAAATTCTATGCGGCGCTGAACCCGTTCTTCTTCGGTTAGATTATCAGTTATCATAACTCACTCCACAATGGCGGGGCATGGCCCCTTGGTTGATGCCCTCTTATAAAAAGAGCATTTTAATGTGTAAAGCACTTTTTTCATAACAGACAAAAATAATGGCGGGAAGCTCATTGCCACCCGCCATCTGGCTTAGAATAATGTAGGATGTATGCAGAATTGCCAGTCATACTTTTTGATGATCAATTTTAGGCTTTCTGGTGTTAGTGTATGATGACCAGCCTTTAGCTGCGCCTTCAGCAATGCAGCAGAACTATCCGCGATTGCCTGGTTGCTTTGCCTATAGCGATGCTCCAGATATTCAGATGGTGGCGGAATATTCCTAGAGCGGGTTGGCAATTCTGGGCGTGTTTTGGCCTGTAGTTCAGAACGGAACATCGTCATCCAAATCCTTTACGTTATCCCATGTGACGCTAGTATCGGCAGTGGTATTGCTCCCACCAGCTTCCGATCGCGGCGCTGTATCAATGCTTCCAACGCGCACGTTAAACTGTGGCTTGCCTTCGTATTCGTCGTGCGTCAGTTCGCCAGAGATGAAGACCTTAGTGCCTTTCTTTAAGCTGCCAGCGAACGCTTCTGCTGCCTTTCCCCATAAGCTGCACCGATACCAAACAGTTGTAGCGCCTCCACCATAGCCATTTTTAACGCCTACGTTGAAGCTAAGAACCTGGCTGTCGCGCACTGTGCGAAGCTCAGCGTCCTTGCCTACGTTTCCTGATATTGTGATATTCTGCATAATCGTTCCTTTCAAAGACCAAGGGCGGTCATATATGTGTCGAGGATGGCTTGATATTCTGCGCGTTCATTTGATTCCATTGCGCGAAGGCGGATCACTGCGCGGACAATCTTGGTGTCATAGCCATGCGCTTTAGCTTCATTGTAAACATCACGGATATCATCGCTGATGCCCTTCTTGTCTTCGTTCAGGCGCTCAATACGCTCAATCAAAAGGCGTAGCTGTTCACTGTGTGGTTCACTCATATTCTTCACTCCATTTTACGTTGTGTTGCGCCCCATACGCATAGATAAACTCAATCAGGTCTGACATCTGGGGCTTGCTTAGTTTTGATGTTTTGAACCCTATCGGAAATGGCTGATCGTTAAGGCCCATTGTGAACATCACTTCATGCCCCAATGCTGCCATAAAAATACACTTCCAAACTTCTGGTATGTGTCGCCTTTCTTCTGGTGCTGCTCGACTAATGTCTGACAGCATGGCCCACATCTTTGCATTCTGGTCATCGGATCGCTTGGCTTGGCTTATCTTAACAACTGCGTCTTGCGGCGCTTTGTCAATCAACTGGTGAGCCAATCGTCTTTGATATTCACCGCGAAGCCAAACTGTTTGCGTCATTGGCTTTGAGCCTCTTTAATCTCACGCGCCTTTGGGCTGGCTTTGCAGAATGCTTCAATCAAAGCCTCTACGTCAATGCCTTTCCAGAACGTCTGCTCACCAACTGTGTGCTGCTGATTATGATGTTGACGGCATAATGGAACAACTCGCCAATCGTCTGGCTTCTGCCCCATCCCTGTGTTGCTGCCAAGACGCACATGAGCGCACTCAATCGGCATATCCTGGCAACCATTAATCGAGCAATGGAACGATCGAATGAAGTTCAGGTGACCTTGCGAGCGCCAGCGCGATGAACGCTTTGGCTTCTTGGCAATGCGATTAGGCAGCATCTTCAAGTTCCAGGCTATACTCAGCGATGTAAGATGATTCGCCCCGGCGATTGACCACCTCAACCTTTTTGGTTTTAATCTTATGCCCAGCCTTTCGCAAATCGTTAATCCTTGAGGCAAGGCGATAGATGCCAAGGTCATTCAGTGCTGTCATTGGACGGATTGGCCCAACAGTAAGCAAGTGATCGAAAACTCGTTCGTTCTGATTCATTATTGGTCTCCTAGTTTTGATAACGCTTTTACGTCTTCATCAACTTCTACTAGAAATGCGGCAACCTCTGATTCCAAAGTCGCCAGCATATCGTTGTCGCGCTGCACCCGTGCAATGTAAAGCATTAGATGGTCTGGCATTCGTGGATCGAAGCTTACGAAATCGCACCATTGACGATCGGCGCAAGCCATCTGCCATTGCATCTGGAGTATATATTTGTGCGCGATTTGATTAGTTTTGAGTACTTCTATGTGTGTGGCAGAGTTTGGGCATTTAATCTCAATGCAACCATCGTCGCCTACAAGCCCGTCAGGGCTGGCGTGAGTGCCGACAATGGTAGGATGCTTATATAGCCCCACCTCAGTCACATCATGGCCTGTCATGAAGCTGTAGGCGATTCTGGCTTCTTCTTCTTTGTCTACTCCCCATTGCATTGCTGCACTGCGGATAAATCCTTCTTCTTGCTGGCCTGTAAGTCTTTCGACCACAAGCGTTGCACGAAGGTTGGCGCGTGAAGCTCCCCAGCCTGATTTTGTCTTGGCTAGGGCGTCTGCTAGTTGGGAAGCGCCAAGGCTTCCACAACGTGCTGCATACCACTCAGGGCTGCGTTGGATGATTGCTGCGTCTGTCATTTCAGCTTCTTTTCTAATGCAGCCTTTACCGCATCGAAGCGGCTCTCTTGCAATTCCTTGAGTGCGCTGATTTTGTAATGCTTGCAAAGCAGAGCCATGTCTGTTTTGGTTTCGTCTACCAAGGCTTGCAATTCAGCAAACTGCTTATCGCTGATAAACTTTTCGCGTGGTGCTGGTTCGCTCTTGCCTGTGGTAGCATCCAGTGCGTCATGCTCGACAATGCAAAGGGCTGCTGTCCAGAGATAGCGGGTTGAGTAAGTCTCACAAGCGCCAATGTTCTGAATTTCGTGGCAACCTTTAAGATTGGCTGAACCCATTGGGCTGTGAATAATAACCATCGAGTTATCTTCAACATCGACAATGTGCATCGACGCTGTGGATTCTGAAAAGCTTATGATCGCGCACAATCCGACATCGTTAAAAATGCGAAGGGCTGGAATCACAAAGTCTGAAAGCTCAAAATATTTATATCCAGCAAACGTATTATGGCCGGACTTTTTTAGAGGTAATGCGTGGAAAGCAATCCGCGCTTCGTTAATCTTTTTATGTACTGGCATTGCGGTATCTCCTTTTATTTGCCAAACCCCTTGTAACTAATTTTCAGAAGATTAAAAGCTCTTTTTATCCACAACCCAAAGAAAGTTGAATATGAACCAGGTACAAAACGAAATTGCGAACTTTTTTAGCTATGCCAGGACGCATAAAATCAGGGCTTGCAAGATAGCAATTGAGGCTGGCATCACCCGCGTCACGCTGTCGAATTGGAAAAGTGGACGCACTGAACCACAGCTAGGCGCATGGCTTGCAGCCAATGACGCACTCGATCGCCTAATAGAGCAGAAACTTAACGCATGAGGCGCTTCGGAAAGTATCGTGCTGTCAAAGCGCAGTGCAATGCTGGTCATACCCATGACAGCAAACGTGAGGCTATACGCTGCAATGAACTGCACGCACTGGAGGCTGCTGGGGAGATAAGTGACCTTATGATCCACCCGCAATATTGGTTCGTTATCAATGGACGGCAGCTTAAACATCCCAACGGTAGGCGCGTTGGTTACAAATCTGATTTCGAATATGTCGAAAACGGTATGCTGGTTACTGAAGATGTTAAGGGAGTCGTTGTCAGGGATTGGCCTTTGCGCCGCGCTGTCTTTAAGGCGCTATTCCCACATCACGATCTTCGTGAGACCAAATAAAAATGGGTGACCGAAGCCACCCAAGTTCGTTTCGGTAAGGAGGTACCAATCCGCACAGAATACGCTATCAGCGTATTGGCTGTCAACGCTGCCATAAAATGCTTTTACAAATACGGATTTTGAGTTATGTAAGAGCGAGCGGGGAGTGCTGAAAAGACCAGAAAAGCACTCGACCCGCTCTAACAACGCCTAGAGTGGAAAGGCATCGCTATGTTTAGTAATACACGCCACAGAACCATCACGCAAGATATTGCGTTATGAGTATTAAATTAATGACAGCAGTATGGGATAGGGAAGACCTATCATCTACGCAAAAGCTTGTCCTTCTGTCTTTGGCAGACTGGGCAAACGATGAAGGTTTGTGCTGGCCTTCGATCGAGCGTCTTGCGATTAAGACCAGTATGGCTGGCAGATCGGTTCAGCGCATCATTCGTGATTTGGAATCTATGGGTTTTGTCAAGCGCGATGAGGTGCTTGGTAAGGGCAATAGGTATTGGATTCACATACCCCTGACACAATGTCACCCCTGTCCCAGTGTCACCCCACCCCTGACAGAGAGTCACCCCACCCCTGACACAGTGTCACCCAATACATCAAAGATACATCAATTAACCACCAAGTATATAAGACGGGAGCTTCCAGATTGTATTCCTGCTGATGCCTGGAACGGTTGGGTGGAGATGCGGAAGCAGCGCAAGAAGCCTTTAACGGATCGCGCATACAATCAAGCTATCGACAAGCTGGTAGCATTTATGGCTAAAGGCCAAAACATAACAGAGGTTCTCGATCGCAGCACAATGAATGGCTGGACAGACCTTTACGAAATTAAGGAGCCAAGAAATGCAGGAAATAGCAAACACTCAGCAGAACCAACCAACCCAATGGTCAGAGCCGTTCTTGCCAGCCAAGCTAGACGAGCTACTGATGGGGAGCGACATTCCGACGATTGGGCCTAAGTCTGCGGAGATTCTTCAGCAGTTTGTGGATGCACCAAGGCCACCTATGCCAGAGCGCGAACAAGTTGAAGTGATGATTGCCAAACTGTCTCTTGCCACAGCGACCCAGAAGCGGAGCGTTGACGAAGAAGCGGAGCGACTAGAGTTATACTGGATGACCCTTCGCATTTATCCTCTGGTAGATTTACGCAGCGCGTTCCTTAAACTGCTTCGCACTTGTAAATTCATGCCAACGCCAGCCGAAATAGATTCAGTTGTCCAGGACGAGGGATATGCGCGGCGACGCAGAATAAACAGAGCGATTGTTTTATTGCAGATACACAAGCGTGATTACATTCCGCCCAAGGAATATGTGACAGCCGAAGAATTGCAGGAACTAAGGAGTGGCCTTCAAATTGGTCAAGGCTGACGGAAGCGCAGCCACAAACCTAATGTGCGACCTGATCAGGTATCAAGCTGGGAAGCTATCGATGGATGACATACGCAAGCACTGGGCCAAAGGTAAGTATGCTGGAGCGCCGGAAGCCTGGGCGCTTGAAGCTATCGCGCACGCAAAACGGCAGAAATAAAAATGGCCCCACCGATTAAGGCAGGGCCATTTTTTCTATTCTACTATTGCAGTTATGTTAGCGACCTGTTCCTTCCAATACGCTACTGTATCGCGTTCCGACCAGTCGCTGTTGGGCTCTGCAATGATGAAACCCTCGACGGATCGGTTGCCGTCTAATCTGTCCCATGTATATCCATCAACCAACCAGACTATGGCCTTGCCCAATTCGTCCCACTCAATCTCAGGGTCGATGCGCGGGTCTTTAGCAGCGGCTGCGCGAACATATTCTGCTGTCAGATATTTCATTTCAATCTCCAAATTGTCAAAGAGCGGGACGAGGCCCCATCAACAAGGTGTTTCTTGCTGATGCACATTATATAGCAGATTGAAACATTAATGTCAAGAGCCTTTTTCATATTAAATAAAAATGCATCTTATTGAAAAAAGTGTTTGACATATAAAATGACCAATCTTAGAAGGGTGGCACAGCAACGGAGGCAATGCCTCGCCTTTAAGGAGTAAGTTTAATGCTAGTAAAGTTTTCCACACTCGCTGACGGTGTTTTCATCGAAGTCACTGACGCTGATGAGCGCCAGCCTTCCGATCGTTGCTTTCGCTTTGATGGCAAAGGTAATGCAGAATATGCGTTCTTTGCTGATCTAATTAGCAGCAATCCAGCTCCTCGCTGGTTCGCTCACTGCTTTCACGAACGTCAGTTCACGTTCGCATAACCAGAGGCTAGGCCTCGTCAATATGGAGGATTAAATGAACCAATATGAAATCGCAATCATTGCACTGCTGGCTCTGGAAGCCATAACACTGTTTATCCTATGGCAGACGCACACTGACCGAAATTGGTGGCGCAACGCATGGCTGCAGGACACAACAGAATTGCTATCCTTGAAACGCAACGCTTCACTGCGCGATTCCAAGACAGGCCGCTTTATCAAAAAGGACGTAATCTAATGCTGTATGCAGATTTAATTCGTGGCTGGGCTGAAGATCGCAACCTAATCAAAGGCAGCGACCTGAAAAGCCAATTCGTAAAGCTGATCGAGGAAGCTGGGGAACTAGCTAACGCTATCGCTAAAAAGAACGACATAGAGTTTGCGGACGCAATTGGAGATATGGTTGTTGTGCTAACCATCATGGCTGCACAGAACGGTATGCAGATTGAAGATTGCATCGATGGCGCATGGCAGGAAATCAAAGACCGTAAGGGCAAAATGATTGACGGAATTTTCCACAAGGAAGCCTCATGACGCCCAGAGAACGTAATTTAGCAGAGATTGATGCCATTGCAGAATTACACGGTTACACACTTGAAGACATTCTAGGCAGAAGCAAACTGAAGCCATTGGTAGAAGTAAGGCGGAAATGCGTTGTGTGGATGAGAGGCAAGGGCTATTCAACCACAGAGATTGGAAGAATTATGAACCGCGATCACAGCACCATTGTTCACTCACTGCAGAAGATGGCAGCGGCAGCAGAGATGGAAGAAGCATGACGGAGGAAAAGGTCAATCCTTACCTCATTCATGGGCCAGCACTCATATCATTCAGTGGTGGTAGAACATCTGGATATATGCTCAAGCATATCCTTGACGCACATGGAGGAGTGTTACCAGATGATGTTCATGTGACTTTTGCCAACACAGGCAAAGAGCGCGAAGAAACATTGCGCTTTGTGCATGAGTGTCAAAGCCGCTGGGGAATTAATATTCATTGGCTAGAGCAATCAGATCGGAAAGCCAAAAGCTATGAGGATCGGTTTGTTGAAATTGGTTACAACAGTGCCAGCCGAAACGGAGAGCCATTCCGTGCTTTGATTGAGCGCAAGAAATATCTACCAAACAGCGTGATGCGCTTTTGCACTACAGAATTAAAAATCGAACCCATGAAGTTTTTTATGAAGTCCAAGGGATATAAAAAATGGACTAACGTGGTTGGGCTTAGGGCAGACGAAGGCCACCGTGTATCTCGTGGAGCATCTGCTAACGAAAAAGGTAAAGACCCTTGGGTTTCCGTTTTCCCCTTATTTGAAGATGGAGTTACGCAGCGAGATGTTCGCACTTGGTGGGCAGAGCAAGATTTTGACTTGCAGTTGCTGCCATTCGAGGGAAATTGCGATGGCTGCTTTTTAAAGGCGCGTCCAAAGTTAATGGAGATTGAGCGGACGCAGCCAGGTACTTTGAAATGGTGGGCCGACATGGAAAGCTTTGCCAGCGATATTTGTTCAAAACAAAGCGCGGCAACGTTTCGCTCTGGATACGGATATAATCAGTTAATTGATGCTGCTCGTAATCAGGGAGATTTATTTAAAGGATTTTTTAATGAAGACCCAGACATGGATGCTGAGTGTGGACTTTGGTGTGGAGAAGCGCCATGACGCCAGCAAAGCTTAAACTAGCTAGAGCCTACATGGGCTATAGCGTAAACGAGATGGCGGACGCTCTCCGCCTATCGCCTGACAATGGCGGCACAACCATTCGCAAGATGGAAGCTGGCAAGGTGCGTATCACTGGGCCTATCATGGTTGCAGTAGATGCAATGCTAAAGGGTTATGATCCGTTTGATTACGACGAGGAGGAAGATGATGGAGAATATTAATTCACATCAGGTAGGCGGAGACCATTACGCATCCAAGAGCGTTCAGCCTTGGCAAGCAATGGAGTCCTGGATGTCGGCAGAAGCTTTCTCAGGATTTCTGCAAGGGAACTGCATAAAGTACCTTGCACGCTATCGTGACAAGAACGGGATTGAGGATTTGAAGAAGGCGCAGCACTATCTGTCAAAGCTGATTGCAATTGAAACTATTGAATTGGTCAGTGATAATCTGAATGCTGTGGGTGAAAATATGCGTAAATCCTATTTTGAATCTGGTTACCAAGCGGGTTTGCACAATACGCCTCCAGTTGATTCTTCATATATTGATATGGATATAGATTGGCGGCGCGGGTATCTGAAGGGAAGGGCGGAATCCGTAATGGATAGACACAATGACTGAGATGCTCTAAAAGGTTTTCACCAGACCTTTTATGGAAGCTGAGACAAATGGCGTTAACACCTAAACAAGAGCGATTCGCTCAAGAAGTAGCATCAGGCAAAAGCCAAGCAGAGGCTTACAGAACAGCCTTTAATGTTAAGCCGACAACTAAACCAGAGACCAGCCAAGCGAATGCTTGCAGGCTAATGGCTGATAGCAATGTTTCAACAAGGGTTGCCGAATTACGAGCAGCCGTTGCAGAACGTGTCACATGGACGCTTGCAGACAGCCTTGATGTGTTGTCTACGATAGCCAAAGGATTAGACACAGACGCAAAGCCAAGCGACAAAGTGAACGCTGTAAAAGCTATCAACGCAATGATTGGCCTTGACGCTCCATCCAAGCTGAATCTCACAGGCAATCTAGTTACACACATCCAGCGTGAAGTGATTGATGACAACGCTGAAGATTAAAACACCGCGATGGTTCAAGCCATTCCTAAAGCCCAGCCGCTATAAGGGCGCTCATGGTGGGCGTGGTTCAGGTAAGAGTCATGCCTTCGCTGAAATGGTTATCGAAGCGCACGTTATGGATCAGCGGCGAAGAACTGTTTGCGTCCGTGAAATACAGAAGTCGCTATCGCAATCCGTCAAGCGTTTGCTGGAGCTAAAGATAGAACAGCTTGGCGTTCAGGATTACTTTGAGATTCAAGAGACTCAGATAAAATCCCTGCATGGCGATGGCCTAATCATCTTCCAGGGGATGCAGAACCACACAGCCGACTCCATTAAGTCGCTGGAAGGTTACGACTGCGCTTGGGTAGAAGAAGCTCAGACGCTATCGCAACGATCACTTGACCTATTGCGTCCGACAATCCGTAAGCCAGACAGTGAGCTATGGTTCACATGGAACCCGCTGAACAGCAGTGACCCGATCGATATGTTGCTGCGTGGTGAAACGCCACCACCTGATGCTGTGGTTGCACAGGTAAACTACCGAGACAATCCTTGGTTCCCTGATGTGCTTAAAGCGGAGATGGAATACGACCGAGAGCGTGACCCTGACAAATACAAGCACGTTTGGCTGGGAAGCTACGCATCGAACAGCGAAGCCCGTGTATTCCGCAACTGGAAGATAGAGGACTTTGAAACGCCAGAGGACACAACACATCGCTTTGGCGCTGACTGGGGATTTGCATCTGACCCGACTGTTCTAATCCGCTGCCATGTTGTTGGCCGGACAATCTATGTCGATCACGAGGCCTATCGCGTTGGCTGCGAGATTATGGACACGCCAGACCTATTCTTCACTGTGCCTGAGTCTGAGAAGTGGCCAATCGTTGCTGATAGCGCCAGACCTGAAACGATTAGCCATATGCGTAAACATGGCTTCCCAAAGATTATGGCTGCAGTAAAAGGGCCTAAGTCTGTAGAGGAAGGTGTTGAATGGTTGAAGTCATATGACATCGTTGTCCACCCTCGCTGCCAGCACACGATCGACGAATTAACGTGCTATAGTTATAAAACTGACCCCTTGACAGGACAAATCTTGCCAATCCTTGCGGATCGTGATAATCACCTTATAGATGCGCTACGTTATGCGTGCGAGGCCATACGTCGAGCAGTCCCTCCAAAGACTTTCGATGTGCAACCTTTGGCAACTGTGAGTAGGTGGTAAATGGCTCGACTGAATAAAGAACAAAGGTTCCAGAACATCCATCAACAGGCGATGACGGAGTTCGATCGTGTTCAATCCTCAGTCCGTGATGAGCGCCTACAGTGCCTTCAGGATAGACGCTTCTATTCAATCGCTGGCGCACAATGGGAGGGCCCACTGGGTGACCAATACGAAAACAAGCCGCGCTTCGAGGTAAACAAGATTCACCTTAGCGTCATTCGTATCATTAACGAATACCGTAACAACCGCATCGCTGTAGACTTTGTTAGCAAGGACGGCGACACGGATGAAAAACTAGCAGAGACTTGCAATGGCCTTTATCGTGCAGACGAACGGGATAGCGGCGCAGAAGAAGCATACGACAACGCTTTTGAGGAAGCTGTAGGCGGTGGGATTGGTGCATGGCGCTTACGCACTGCTTATGAAGATGACGAGAACGATGAGGACGAACGCCAGCGCATCCGCATAGAGCCAA